CATAAGATTTGAGCTGCGCCCAACGCTCACCGCCAATGATGCGGAAACCTAAGATAACAAACACGCCAGCGTTTTGGCCTGCTACGATTTGATTTAAAGAAAATGTCATTTCTGACTCCTAAAAGACCCTATGCGATTTGCTGGGGAATGAATGTATTGTTAAGCAAACTTAACAGCAAGTCAAGCATATTTGCAATTATTTTCTAAGGACAAACCCTAGTGTGGCTAAATTGTTAATCTAGCTTTACAATGCCCGCATGACCAAACAGCAATTAACCCAGTTGGCAGGATCACAGAGTGAGCTTGCAAAATTACTTAACGTGAGCCGATCAGCGGTTTGCCAGTGGAAAGCTGTGCCAGAGCTGCGAATGCGGCAATTAAAAGATTTAAGACCCCAGTGGTTTACAACTTAACAGAACTATGTATAATCCAAACCGTCTAGAGTGGCATCTAGGCGTTGAACTGAGTTTAGAACCCCGCAGGTTTCTGTGTGGTCTTGACAGACAGCAAGCGAGTCTTTTGACTCAGTTCAATCGCCTTGCTGTTGTTCTCGCCAAGAACCAAGACCACAGAGCATCTTGCGGGGTTTTTGCTTTTGGACAACGCAATGCGGTACGTCGATGGTTGCGTTTGAGATACCCCGATACACGAGCAAACCAGATCGGGGAGCGTGGGCTTAGTCCTAGAGCGCGGTGGTTGAAACAGTCTGGGACAGTGCGAGGCGATGACATGGCTCCGAAAGGCAAGCATCGAGGCACAGGCGAACTTTGGTTTTGACCACGGTAAGGCTGTGCTTTGCTCCAACAATCACCAAAAGGCAATAAGGGATAGACATGAGACAGTGCAAATGTGGTGGGACGATAAGAGAGCATCAATTGACAAACAACAGGGTTGCATGGACTTGTAACCAATGCGGTCGATATGAACAAATCAACTTAAAGGATGACAAATGCCAATTGAATTTCAATCAGAAAACCACCTCCACATTTACGGTAACAACAAAGGATTTATTGTCATAGAAGAATGGACGGATGACGATTTCAGTGATTTGCTTGGAAAAGTAAGAATCCATGCTGAAAAATTTAAAGCATTGGCTGAATTGCACAAAGATGACCTAATTCACGAGGCTTTTTTTGGGGGAAAAAAAAATGACAAACTTTGAACAATTCTGGGCTGCATGGCCTACCAGTACCCGAAAGGGCGGTAAGTCTGATTGCTTGAAGCGGTGGGAAAAGTATTATTGTGATAGCTGTTGCGACCAAATTATTAAGCACATCGAATGGATGAAAACCACCGACCAGTGGCGCAAAGACGGTGGGGCTTACATACCCTCACCCGCTGTTTACTTAAACCAACGGCGCTGGGATGGCGCTGAAATACCTGAAGTTAAAAAAACCATCAACATTTTGGACAAACTGGCAGAAGACAGAGCCAGAGCTGTGCCGATGCCTGCGGAAATAAAAGCCCGCCTGGATGCGTTGCGGGGTCGCAGATGACGCATGAAAGACTTGTTGCAAACTCAATCCTTAGCCGACTTAAAGACGGCGAAGAATTTAGCCAATCTGTCATCCGATCAGCGCTTAGAGATGCTGGAGACCTTGCGCCAGACCGAGGCGAAAGATTGGATCAGGCGCTACAAGAAGAAGATTCGGGAAGCGGGCAAAGCCGCAGCATCAGCTTGGTGGTTGCAAACCTTGTCAGACGTAGTGAAGCGGCGTGGGCAAAAAGCTGCTGATGACTTACGGAGACGCATGAATGAGATACGCAGCTAAGGTGGACAGTAACCAAGATGCCATTGTGAGCACGTTAAGGGCGGCTGGCGCTTATGTTTGGATCATTGGTTTGCCGGTTGATCTTCTAGTGGGGTACAAATCGCACACGTTTCTAGTTGAGATCAAACGTAACGCCAAAAGCCGTTTTACACCGTTACAGCGCGACTTTTTTGAAAATTGGTGTGGAGGTACGCTAGCAAGGATTGATAGCCCTGACGGGGCTTTAAAAATGATCGGAGTGATTAAGTGAGAAGCCTTGAGCAAAACCGCTTAATGTGGGCTAACCTTGAGGACATTGCCCAGCAAGTAATCTGGCATGGTTTAAAGCTGGACAAGTATGAGTGGAAAGACGTATTGACGGCGGGGCTAAAAAAACAAAAGATCGTGCCAGGCATTGAGGGCGGTTTTGTAGTCATTGGAGCAAGGACAAGCAAAATGAGCATTGCAGAAATGAACGAGCTGATTGAGTTATCCACCATGTTTGGCGCACAGCAAGGCGTGAAGTTTCGAGCAATTGAGGAATGAAATGCCCAGTGTGCGGCACATGGACAATAGTTAAAGAAACCCGAACAAGCACCGGCAACACGCGCAGGCGGCGGCTGGAATGTGCTAACGAGCACCGATTCACCACATTGGAGACAATAATTGTTTCAAAAACACGAGTACGTCAGATCAAAAAAACTGCTGAAACTGGTGGCGGGGCTTGACTGCCAAGCCTGCGGGTCGGGCAACATGGTGCAAGCGGCGCACACAAACTGGGGCGGCGGTAAGGGTCGGGGCGTTAAGGCTGACGATAATCTAGTGGCTGCCTTGTGCCTTAAATGCCATTACGAAATTGACCAAGGCAAAGACATGAGCAAAGAGGAGCGCCAAGAAATGTGGGAACAAGCACACATTGCCACCGTAAAAAAACTGTACATTCAAGGACTTTGGCCTGTTGACGTACCAATTCCAGCGTTTACAATTGATGTGCAGTTGTCTCCTTAGCAGGGGCATTGACCCCTGCCTTTTTTAGGATAACCATGAAAAAAGACGTTGCCGACTTTATTTCCACGTTGTTTCACAGCTCCACGGTGACGCATTTCATGCACCTGAGCACCGATTCATACGCCACGCATAAGGCTTTGGGCAAATATTACCCAGCCATTGTCGATTTGGCTGATAGCTACGCTGAGGCATACTCAGGCTGTTACGAAAAGATCAAGGATTTCCCTGAGAACTTTCACAACGCCAAAGACCCGCAAAAGTACCTTGCCAGCATTAAAACCTACATAGAAAAAAACCGTGATGCTTTGCCAGACGACAGCCATTTGCAAAACATTGTGGATGAAATCGCCGCACTGGTTGACAGCACAATCTATCTATTGTCATTAAAATGATCAGGATATTTGCTGGCTATGACCCAAGGGAAGCTGTTGGCTACCATGTGTTTTGCCAAAGCCTGATTGAGCGCACCAGCGAGCCGGTCGCCATAACACCTCTGTACGGTACACAACGAGACGGCACAAACGCATTTACCTACCAGCGGTTTCTTGTACCCTACTTCACCAAGTTCAGCGGCAGGGCAATATTCTTAGACGCAAGCGATATGCTGATGCTGGCAAACATTGACGACCTGAGCAAACTGTTTGACCCGACCAAGGCGGTGCAGGTGGTCAAGCATGAGTACCAGACCAAGCACCCAAAGAAATATATCGGCACACCGATGGAAGCGGCGAATCGGGACTATCCCCGAAAGAACTGGTCAAGTTTAATACTTTGGAATTGCGAACACTTAAGAAACAAGGTGCTGACACCGGAATTTGTGGACGACCAGACCGGCGCAGACTTACACCGATTCGGTTGGTTACCCGAAACACTAATCGGTGAGTTACCGAAAGAATGGAACGTACTGATTGGCGAACAAACAAACAAAAACGCCAAGATTGCCCACTACACGCTGGGCATACCTGAGTTTGATTACTACCAAGACTGTGATTTCAGCAAGCAGTGGCACAATACTAAGAGCAGAATGCTTAACGGCTTGATAAAAATGAGGGAGCTAGTCGATGGCTGATTATCGTGACATGGCTGCGGCGCTAAGTGCTGGGTATGGACAAGATACCGGCCCGATTACGGCTGACACGCTGATCACGCTAAAGAACGGCAAGAAAACAACGGCAAGCGACCTGTTGGGAATGCTTAAGGGCTTTGGGCAGTCGGTCGGCAGCAATCTGGAATCATTGGGTCGCGGCGGTGTGGCATCAGTAATTGGTGCAGGAGGCGACCTTGAAACCTTTGGTCGGATGGGCTTGAACAAGTTATATGGCGCAGGCGGTGTTAACGTAAGTGAAACCCCTGTACTGCCGACTAGCACAGACATTTTGGGCATGATGCCAAGGGCGACCGCGGCAAGGCCAGAGACCGCGGGAATGGAGGAGCTGGGTGGGTACATGACACCAGCAACCGCTAAGGTACTAAAGCCATTGGCGACAGGATATTTAAATTTGGCAAGGCAGGAAATTGCCAATGTGTCATCTGGTATGCCATCCAGATCGCTATTGGGTGACATTACGCCAAAGCCTAAGTTACTTGATGTTTACCACGGTACACCGCACACACTACCACCGACTGAGCGCAACCCATTAGGTGAGTTTGATGCGTCAAAGATTGGAACTGGTGAGGGAGCGCAAGCGTATGGGTATGGCATATATACGGCTGAAGCAAGACCAACTGGCGAAAGATATAGAAGCCAACTAGCACCAGAAAAAAATGTAACAGACTTGAATCAAAAAATGCGGTTTGTAAAAATTGGAGACAAACCAATAAGTCCAGATACTTTTGATATTGACATGAGTCAAGAATTAATTGATGCCGCCAAATCTGGAAAAAAAGAATTCTTAGACTTTGCTAATCAAAAAAAATCAAGATGGGAACAACTAGCAAAAGATGAGTCTTATAAGTTCCAACCTTATGCAGAAGAAAAAATAAAAGCATATGACGACTTGATTAAGGAAGCTGAAAAGTCGGGTGTTAAATACACTGGTGCTGGAAATCTTTACAAGATTGATTTACCTGATGAAATGATTCCCAAGATGCTTGATTACGACAAGCCAATGAGCGAACAATCTTCTGAAGTGCAAAAAATACTTTTGCCATATCAAAAAGAAATTGGCGGTAGTTTTGGCACTGGTGAGCAGACATTGAAAGCCATTGCTTTTGAAAGACGCATGAAAGGTCTTGATGACTCTCCTCAAGCAGTTGCTAATCAACTTCAAGAAATGGGTATTGTTGGAGTTAAGTATCTTGATGAACTAAGCAGAAGCACAAAATACAAAGGCGACTCAGCATATTTTTACGCTGGTCAGGACTTTAAGGAAAATGGCTATACGCTTGAAAGCGCACTTGAAGGCATGAAGCAAGCGTATAAAGATGCAAATCCACAAGAATTAAAAGATGCTTTAGATGCTGTTTATACGCCTCAAACTCGCAATTTTGTTGTTTTCCCTAATGAAGAAAAGAACATGACCATTCTTGAACGCAATGCAGAAAAGATTACCAAATGACTACACAAGTAACTAAAGTAGTTAAAACTAGAAAGAAAGCCGGTGGTCGAGCTGCGGGTGTGCCTAATAAGGTCACAGCACAGGCTAGAGAGGCCATAGCAATGTTTGTGGATGGTAATGCCCACCGACTCACGCAATGGCTTGATGACGTTGCTAATGGCATTCCCGAGGCTGACATAAAACCCAATCCTGCCAAAGCCTTTGAGCTATTCCAATCAGTGGTTGAATACCATGTACCCAAGTTGGCAAGGACTGAGATCACTGGCAAGGATGATGGGCCGGTAGAAATGGTGGTGACATGGGGCGGCGTGAAGTAATTCTGCCCTACAGCCCACGGAAGGCATTTATGCCATTCCACAACAGGACTGAGCGCTGGTCTTGCTTGGTTGCCCACCGCAGGGCTGGAAAGACCGTAGCGGCTATCAACGACCTGATCAAACGAGCCATTACCGAAAGCGGTAGGGGCGCACAGTACGCTTACATAGCCCCATTCAGAAGCCAAGCCAAGCGGGTGGCATGGGATTACCTTAAGTTCTACGCCGCACCGGTGACCAAAGCCACCAATGAATCCGACCTATCGGTGGAGCTGGTGAACGGCGCAAAGATCATGCTGTTTGGCTCAGACAATGCAGACGCAATGCGGGGCATGGGATTTGCCGGTGTTTACCTTGACGAATATGGTGACTTCAAGCCCAGTGTGTGGGGAAATGTGGTGAGACCAACTTTGTCTAGCACTATGGGCTGGGCTGTGTTTGGGGGTACGCCCAAAGGCAAGAATCAGTTTCACGACATTTACAAGGTCAGTCAAGTTGTGCCTGATTGGTTTCTTCTACGCCTACCGGCATCAATGTCCAAGCTATTGCCTGACTCAGAATTAGAGGCGGCTCGGTCTCAATTAAGCATTGATCAATACGATCAGGAATACGAGTGCAGCTTTGATGCAAGTATCTTAGGAGCCTACTATGGACAGGAGATGCGCCAGGCGCAAGATGAGGGCAGGATTTGTGAGCTACCGTTTGAGCCAGAATCTCTTGTTTTCAGTGCATGGGACTTAGGTTATCGAGACGACACGGCGATCTGGTTCTATCAGGTGGTCAGGGGCGAGATCAGGGTGATGGACTATTACGCCGTATCAGGCGCAAGCATTGAGGAAATAGCCAATGTGGTTAATGCCAAGGGCTACCGATACACCCGCCATTTCCTGCCGCATGATGCTCGAGCCAAGACCTTAGCAAGCGGTGGTAAGTCCATTGTTGAGCAGTTGGCTGCACATTTGGGCGGCATGAGCAAGCTGGCAATTGTTCCCGAAATCGGTGTGCAAGATGGCATTCAAGCGGTTAGAATGGTTTTACCGCTGTGCTACTTTGATCCACGCTGTGAGGAGGGATTAGAGGCACTCAGACAGTATCAACGTGAATATGATGAAGACAAAAAAGCATTTCGTCAGACTCCGAGGCACGATTGGACAAGTCACCCGAGCGATGCTTTTCGGATGATGGCAGTAGCTTATCGACAAGAAGCAAAAGATCAGACACCGCCCAAGGGCAAGACCCTGCAAACCATCACACTCGATGAGCTGTGGGATTATGAGATGCAACATAAAGAGGAGCGAATATGAGCCAGCCAGTAGCAGAAGTAGGTGCATATAAAAACATGACGGCAACAGGGGCGGTTTCTACTGGCCCTTGCCAATTGCTTGGGTTTTACGTCAATAACACCAGCGCA